ATGAATAAAAAATATAACTTACCAGAATTATGCAAGTACAGAGAATTAAGCAGTGGTGAGCAGATGGCTGTTCACCAAATGCTTATCTCCTATGTACGTGAAAATTATCTCTATAATATTGTTTTACCTAATAATGCCAAGCCATTTAATCTCGTAAAGCTGGTTAGTATTCATTTTGAAAATGAAGATGGTGCTATCTGGATAAATTTTAAGACTATTATAGGTGAGAGCTTTTCATTGCCTATTGATCTTATTTCAAGAATAGAAATATCAGGACAGGAAGAAATTTAAAGCCACTATATGTGGCGCTTGAATACATAAGACACAGCACACGACAACCAGTGTCGAGTATGTGTAAAACATATAATGAAACTATGAGCGCAGATTGATACTATATGAGTAAACTTGAAGATGATGTGGTTGGGGAAATGGCAGAGAGATTTTATGTAATCTATGATGGGTGGGCGTTAGAGCATCATTTAATGGATGTTCGCGACCTTGCGCCAGCTATGATTGCTGTAAACGACCTCTTGTCCAATGCAAATAAAGCCCTAAATGGGGATAAAGCCGATCTTAATTTAAAAGTGAATGCTTCATTTAGAGCTGGCAGCTTTGGCATGGAGCTGCATACGGTTGTGCATTTTCTCAGCCAAATTCGAGATATGTTTGCTGGTGATAATGCATCTGCGATATCTAATGCTTAGACTATTCTTGAGATTGTTGGATTTGTTGGTGGTGCCGGTCTTATTGGGTTAATTAAGTTCCTGAAGGGTAAAAAGCCGACCAAAATCATTGATGAAGACGGTCGCCTCAAGGTGTATCTTAATGAAACTGAATACTATGAAACCGATGGTAAAGTAGTAAAGCTTTATAAAAATCGAACTATTGTTGGCGATCTTAACAAGATGCTCGAGCCACTAGAGAAAGATGGGATTGATTCATTCTTTATGTCCAGAACTGGTGATAAAAAGGATGCTGATCTAGCAATTGATGACTCCGAATTAACTTACTTTGAATACCAGGAAATTGAAAATGATCTAAGTGAGAATATCACTGAGACATTTGTGCAAATTGAGGCTGCGGTTTTCAAAGATAATAATAAGTGGAAGTTTGATAATGGCGGCTCGCCAATCAATGCAGCTATTCTTGATGAGGAATTTCTAAGAAAAATTGACTCTGGTGAGTTGAGGTTTGGTAAAGGTGATCTTCTAAAGGTTAAATTAAAAACTATACAAACTTTCGCTCATGGAAAACTAAAAACAGAGTTTCAGGTCATTGAGGTGCTAGAACACAAGATTGTTAAGCAAGGCCATTTAGAGTTCTAAAAAATAATATTCAATCCATCCAACCCACCGATAAGGTGGGTTTTCTTTTGTCTATTAAAGCATAGAAATATACAGATTTAAGATATTTATCTTTTTTGCGATATTTTATCTCTATCACTATTGACATAAATATATCGTTAATGCGATATTTACTTCGTACCCAATAAAAAAAGCCCGCTGGACTGGAAATCAAACGGGCTTTTCAACACTACGAGGCCATTATGAAGCAAAAACCAATTCAGAGTCAAACGACTCAGATTCTCTTTCAAGAACCTACCCAAGAAGAAATGTACGGTAAACCCCGTTCTATCTTCGCTGACCTTTGTACTTTCCTCTTATTGTTAAGCCTATTCATTGGCTTGGTTGCTATGCTGCGTAGCTGTGCAGATGATGCAGAAACCCAAGCAGTCCAAGCCCATGTCTATAACGCGAAGTTCTCTCAAGAATCTCAACTGGTTCAAGTTGTGGAGGCCCGCTAATGACAACTTCTACTCAAACATTTTCTGAATACCTGGGTGGCTTTGAGCAAGGTCACATGACTATGCGTCTTGGACATACTGTCTACGTTGAACAAGGCAAAGATATTTTTGCTGAAGATCGTCAAAGCGGCGAGCTTGTAAAAGTCACTCTTGAAGAGCATGTGGCCAAACCCTGGATTCGTAAAAACTTCGACCGTGAACGTGCATTCCAGCGCCGCAAAGCTTTAGCACTTGGCCTGCAAAAATCACATATCCCATCGTATGACCGCAAAGCATATAAGCGTCGTATGGGCTGGGTTGGATCGAGATAAGGGGAATAGTTATGACAGTATTTTTTAAGAAAGCTGAACGCAAAAACGCAAAGTTACGTCTGGCTATTGCTGGCCCTACTGGTGCAGGTAAAACCTTGGGTGCTCTTCTTTTAGCTAAGGGAATTGGTGGCCGTATTGCTGTAGCAGATACTGAAAACAGTAGTGCTGAGCTATATGAAGATGTTGTTAATTTTGAACATGCAAACATCCAGCCGCCCTACACTCCTGAAAAATTTATTGATGCGATTCATGCTGCTGAGAAAGCAGGTTTCGATACCTTAATTATAGACAGTATTACTCATGAGTGGTCTGGAGTTGGTGGCTGTCTGGAAATCGTCGATAAGCTGAGCGGTACGACGTTCAAAGGTAATAGTTGGGGGGCATGGAGCCAAGTTACACCACGCCACCGCAAGTTTATTGATGCAATGCTTCAATCCAGCATCAATATCATTGTGACCATGCGTAGCAAAATGGATACCGTCCAGGTTGATGCAGGAAACGGTAAAAAGAAAGTAGAAAAAGTAGGTATGAAGGCAGAACAGCGCGATGGAATTGAATATGAATTCACGACTGTTCTGGATCTAACCCATGACAATTATGCGGTTAGAACAAAAGACCGTACTCGAATTTTTAATGAGGCGCGTCAGTTAAGTGAACATGACGGCATTTTATTAAAACAGTGGCTCAATTCCGGATCTGCTAATGCTTGTATCAATGGCAATCAATACTTTGAACTTGAAGCATTAATGCAACAAGCCGGAATAGATATTGAAAAGTATTGTTCCAAGCGTGGACTGAATAGCCTTCATGATGTTCAGCAGCAAAAGTTTGAAGAAACCTGTGCAGGTATCCAGAAGATTATTGAGCGGAACCAACAGGCTCAACAAGAATCAGAAAAGCAGCTTCAGGCTGACCATGAGGCTCAGGCAGAAGCTGATTATCAGAAAGCGTTAGAGATAATTAAAAACGCTGAGCAAGAAAGTGAACTTCAATACCCTGCTGATTATTTTAAAGGCTCAAAGTATGAGCAACTTATTTTAAATGCTTGCCAAGCAAAAAAGGACATGGAGGGCTGGAGCGCATGAAGACTTATATCTGGTCTTATGAAGCAACTGTCCCTCATAGCCCTAAAAAGCTCACTGGTCGCATAGAGGCTGCGACTGGTCTGGAGGCCAAAGAAGCTGTTATGGCCAAGAATGAACTGGTTACTCATGTGAGCGTACGCATACTTAAAAATCAGGATGCAGCACGTAAGCAACCCTTTGAAACTTTGGAGTGTGCTGTATGAATATTTTAAATAGCAAAGAAGCGTTTGAAGCAATGATGGCTGGCCGCAAAATTATGTGCCGAGCTGTTGGTGAATTGGTGGATTTCGATGATCTGGATCGTTTTCCTGCTACGGTTTTCGCAATGCCAGGCCATGAGTTTTGCATTAAAGTAGAAACCATGGAACTAGCCGGTATTACATTTACCAAACCTTTGGAGCTTGATAATGTTGTAGAAGGTCAGGAGGTTTTCTTGGTTTATCCTAATCACATTGCACACACTCAATTCACTTCACTGTCTGGAAAGTATGTTGACTGTGTGAAAAATGGTTTTGCCCAGATGGATCAGGAGAATGCTGAATTACAGCTACAAGCAATTGGTAAACTTCTTGGACGAACTATTGCTTACCCTTTGACGATAGAAAGTCATTACAAACCTGAAAAGAAACGTCGTAGTCGAAAAGCTAAGAAAGATACCGACCAGACCAGCGAACCTGCTGGTCCAGGTGACACCATACCGAATATTGAAAATTCGGTTGAAGCTGAGTCTGTTCAAGCTGTAGGAAAATGGATAGATCCGGAAGAACTGAAAAAGCAGTACTTGCTTCGCTTACATAAGCTCACTACTACAGAAGAAGTAATGCAGCTGCGTTATGAAATAAATCCTGACAATCGCTTAAGCAAAACTCAGATTAAGTATTTAAACCTAGCAGCTGAGCAGCAGATAGCGGAAATTAAAAAAGCTGCAGCTGAACAAGCTACTACAGCTGCAGAAGAACCTGAGCCTGAAAATTTACAAAACTCAACATCATTTGATGTTGAAGAAAAGACATTAAGTGTAGATGAGCTCAAGCGTTTACAGAAGGAAGCTGAGGCTTTAGTTCAAGAAAAAAAGCAAACTGCTGAGGCTCCTGAAGAACCTATTCATATTTTTAGTGCAACTAAGCGTGACCAGATGATTGAGCACATTTTAAATCTGAACACGTCTGAAGCATTAAAGAAATATGCAGCGGCTATCACTGCTGCAAAACCTTCAATGCATTCAGAACATCATATTGCTGTGTTAGACGCGTATGCAACAAGAATAGTCATTTTAGACCAGTTGGATCTGCTGGATGAAAGTGGAGTACAGGAAGCATGAGATACCAGTATTCCTCTATGACTCGGATTCTAACAGTATACGGCTGCAAGATGGATCACATCTTTACCAATGTCGGCCTATTTGAAATTGAAGCACTGCTGACTAATGCAAAATTTAAGGAGGCCACATGGAGAAATTAAGTCAAGCTAAGGTAAAGGAGGTGACTTAAATGGCTCGCTATACCATCATTGTTGAAGCTGAGCGACCTCCGCAAATCATGCTAGGTCAGCAAATCGGCGGTGCAATAGTGAAGGAGTTAAAAGAAGTCGAAGTAGAGTTGGTTTCCGCTTCGTACCTGGCTCAAAAATACAACTTATCTGTGACAACAATCAGGGACAAGCTTGTATCGATCAACCAGGGCACACAAGGCAAGGCTTTATACCATCCACGTCTTGCACACGATATGCTCACCACAAAAGTAAAAAGAGGCAGGCCGAGAGCTAATTAGCTCTCACTGTCATTAAACATTTCCACCAGGTCTTGAGCGTCAGGATTATAGTAAGTGTTCACCAGCATCGAGATAGTTTTATGGCCAGTGATCTTGGCTAATACTTCAACTGGTAATTTCCGAACCTTTACCATTCTTGTAATTGCTTCATGTCTTGAATCGTGGAAATTAATATGCGGTAGCCCTGCTCTTTTCTTGGCTCGCATCCATGTTGCACAGAATCTGTCCTTATCAAGTGGTACAAGCTGCTTATTGGTTTTCGGGAGTAATGCTAAGAGCCGCTTCGCTTCTTTGGATAAAGGTACGTTTCGGGAGTCACCGTTTTTCGTTACGGGTAAATGCACAAAACCTTCTTTAATGTCTTGTCTTTTCATGGCAAGGATTTCACCCTGACGCATTGCTGTTTCCAAAGCGAATAGAAAGGCCCATGCAACATAGTGGCGTGATATTTCAGGTGTCGTGGTTCCATCCCAGCTTAATGATTTAAGCATCAAGGCTTGATCTTCTTCTGTGATCCGCTGACTTCTTGATTTTTCCTTACCTGGCATCGTAACCGAATGCCATACATTAGACTCAATTAAAAATAGTTCTTTCATCGCATATGTAAACACGGCTGAATAAATTGCGTGTTCATTTCTAAGCGTTGCCACCTTAACTTCTTTTTTTCTGTTGTTCCGCCACTCTGCAATATCAGCAGGTTTAAAATCATAAATAGACTTGTCTGCCAAGTTTGGCGCAATACGATCAAGGTTTTTAATCTTGAAATTGATGGTTCGTGCAGATCGCATATGCCGACCATGTTCTTGATAATATTTTGCACATAAATCTCTAAAAAGATATTTAGGCTTTTCACCCTGTTCGATTGCTTTTTTACCGGACCGGAGCTCGGACAATTTATCCATCGCCCAAATCTCACATTCTTTTGCAGAGTCTCTAGTGACTGAATAGCGCTTTTTTTGGAAAGTCACAGTAATGCGCCAACTTGACCCGCGTTGGATGGGTTTTGGTAGTTTCAT